CATATTTCTGTGATCGACAACGAATTATATTATATTCAAAATCTAAGAGATTTCTTAAACCATTGTAGTACATGGCTTATCTTAAAGGGTTATTTGATGATTCAATGCTATCATAGCAAAGATGCTTTGAAAATTGCCTTTTCTAAATATGGCGAAAATAGTGAATTGCGGTACAAAAATATGTATAAAGGTACTTTTCATACATATGAAAATAATGATTTGATCACGTATATTGAAACCATTACGGATCACGATGAATCACGCAAGAATTATCACACATTGATGTATTATTCCAAAGAATATATTGAAGAATTGGCGTCATTATATCAACTGTATCTTATAGACACAGAACCTATTACGAAATATGAAAGTATATTGGTTTTTCAAAAACTTTAATCTTGTACCAAGAGATTTAAAGATAAAAAAGGATATATTTCAAAACATGAAGAAAACAATTTGTCTCAATATGATTGTGAAAAACGAATCACACATTATTGAGTCTACCCTTCAAAATATATTGGATCATATTCATATTGACTACTGGGTCATTTGCGACACGGGGTCTACCGACAACACCATTGACATTATTGAAACTTTTTTTCGTATGAAACAAATACCTGGAGAAATCCATCAAGACGAATGGAAAGATTTTGGGTACAATCGTTCAAAAGCTCTTGAATATGCCTTCAACAAAAGCGATTATGTATTTATTTTTGACGCGGATGATCTCATGCATGGTGTATTTAATTTGCCCGAAGATATAACGAAAGATATGTATTATATCCCATTTGAAAAACCAACTTCTTATCATCGTGCTATTTTAGTCACCAACAGAAAGAGATGGAAATACAATGGCGTTTTACATGAGTACATTGTCAATATGGAACCCATTGTAGGCGAAGAATATTTGGATGGTGATTATTATGTTGAATCTCGGCGGTTAGGCAACCGAAATCAAAACCCAGATAAGTATTTGCATGATGCCATTGTGCTGGAAAAGGGTTTTGAAGATGAAACAGAAGACATTGGGTTGAAAAATAGATATGCGTATTATTGTGCTCAAAGTTTTCAAGATGCAGGAAGGCGCGAAAAAGCCATTGAATGGTATGAAAAGACCCTTACATTGGATTATTCGCCTCAATATAAATATTGTGCTTGTATTCGCGGTGGAGATTGTTATCATGAACTCAAACAGTATGACAAAGCTTTATATTTATGGGGGAAGTCGTATGGCTACGACAATGAGCGACTCGAAGGAGTAACCAAAATCATGGAATATTACTATAACCAAGGCATTCATTTTATGGTATCTTCCTTATACAATACGTTCAAGCATATAACATTAGCTCAAATCAATGAAAAAGATAAGATATTTCTTGATTATTCTAAATACATTCAAATGCATTATTATGCCTCCATATCAGGGTGTTATTGTAAAGAACAAAAGTCAGCTTATGAAGCGTGCAAATTTCTTTTGTTGAATCGTTGGCATTTGGTAGAAAACACAATATCCAATTTGCAATTTTATATGAGTCATTTCCATGAAGATCCACATAAACAGCCTTTAATAGACTATTTTCTTCATTACTTGAAGGACGATACCGTTTCAATGGAACATAGGAAAAAGGCATGGGGTGTTGTAAAGGAAGTATTACAAAAAGAATGCATAAAAGAGTACACTCTTATCGAAGAACTATTACAAGTAAAAACGATTATCAAAAGCAATACAAAGGAATACACCCAAAGTAAAAATATTTTGATTTACACGGGATTTATGCATTTTCCATGGAATGATAGTACACTTCAAACCAAAGCACTTGGAGGATCCGAAAAAGCGGTGATTTATCTCACAAGACAGTTACCCAAAGACTACACCATTTACGTTTGTGGAGACCAAGAAGACGAAGACGTTGATAACATAAAATACAGACATCAAAGTAAATTACAAGAATTGCTAGACAGCACCATATTTCACACTGTTATTGTATCACGATATGTATGTTTTTTTGAAGATTACCACAACATCAAATGTCATCAATTAGTCCTTTCCCTTCACGACACTCATTTGATCAACCATAAGAATGTACGCATGGAGGATTATAACGAATATATTGACACTGTAATTTGTCTCACCGAATGGCACAAGAATATAATTAGCAAAGACAATGAAATGTTGAAAGACAAAATAACATTAATCAACAATGGGCTTGTTATACCCAAAGATACAAATAGAAATAGTTTATGCAAAAAAGCAAATACTTTTGTCTGGAGTTCTTGTGCCAATCGGGGGTTAGACATTTTGCTTGATGTATGGCCAAGTATTTTAGAAAAACTTCCAGACGCAACATTGAAAATATGTAGCTACGAAACATTTCCCAAAAATGACGAAGAAAAGAAAATAAACGCCATCATCAATCATTTTGATAGCATTACTCACCTGGGAAAAATCAACTCTAGTGAGCTGTGCTCTCTGGAACAAGAAACAGAATATTGGCTGTATACGACCACGTGGCCGGAAACGAGTTGCATTAGCGCAATGGAAATGTTGTTGAATGAAGTCATCTGTATTTATTACCCCGTGGCGGCATTGGTGAATACATTAGGCGATTATGGCATTTCTATTCAACGAGGCGAAGAAATAAACACCATCATGGGATTGACCGAAGAAAAGAAAAAATCCATGAGAAAACAGGGAAAAGCCTATGCGTTGTCCTGTTCTTGGGCAAATAGAGCAAAGCAATGGTGCAATACATTGGGGTTTGAAAAACAATGGATGTTTTATTGTTCGGATCACTTTATGAAACAAATGATTCATCAATACATTCATAATTTAAATATAGTGTATCCTGAATATAAAATTAGTTTGACAAGTGATAGACAGTTGATCTTAAATTCAACGCCAAGTAAGGTAACTTTCGTATATGAAGTATTTGACAAGGCAATCATAAATGAATTAGCACACACTTCTTTTAGTTTTTTGAACACAGAACCACTGAATATTCCGGTCCGTTTGAATCATGCTAAACGTATCATATCCACATTTCCAAATATGATCTATTACGATTACAGCAAAAGTAACATGAAAATATTAGAGGAACATAATATTCAAGTAAAAGAAAAAATCTACTTACCTTACCAATGTGACGACGAGGAGCTTGCGAATCTGGTTAAATGGAATAAAAATATCAAAAAAGAGTATGATTTTGGCATTATTAAATCGCTCGGTGGAGATGTAACACCGCGGAGATTAAAAGTTGTTCAATTTTTAAGGGATCATCATTATACGGTCCATGTTATACAAGGGTGGGGTGATGACCGGGATAAAGAATTGGCCAAGTGCAAAGTGATATTAAATATTCATGGATTTCACGATATACCATCCCAAATATTCGAACATATTCGCTGTGATCGTTTGTTGGAAGCGGGCTTCAACATATTATCAGAAAGTTGCTATCATTTAGACGAAGCATTTATATCGAAGTACAAAAAATTTAAGCAAATACATTATGAAGCTTTTTTTAATGAAACTAACATAGATCATACTCCTAAATTAAAAAAAATAATAATATTTGGTTTCCCCCACAGTGGCACCACCATACTGAAGACAATGTTTGGACATTGTGAAAATGTGGAAGAATTGATAAATGAAACTGATATTATAAAGGATATATCACATGAAAAAACAACAGTGTGTAAGGTTGCATTTGCTGATAAAAAATATTTTGAAAAAAAATATGACGATTATTATAAGATCTTTATTATGCGGAATCCATTATTTATATTTTCCAGCTTGAATATACGATTGAAAAATTGCGTATGGGACCAATATCACAATATGGATAATTATTTCAATATATTAGATTTATATCAGAATACAATCAATGATCCGCCACCAAATACATTTACGATTAGATATGAAGATATGTTTGAAAATAATTATGAAATATTAAAAACATTATTTCAAAAACTAGATTTAAAATATTGCGATGCCACATTTGAAAATACCAATTATAACAATAAATTTTACACTTATGTTCCAATTGAAGAATCAAAACCAGAATTAAATGCACAAACATTTGCAAAATATAGAACCTGGCAAATCAATCAACCTTTTGTCAATAACAATGATATCAATAAAATAAAACTTACAAAAAAACAAGAAACAGATCTCCTAACGAATGAAAATGTCGTGAAGTTGTATCCAAACATATATCAGTTATTAAATATACCAAAAAAGCAAATATGTTTCATTCACAGTTGTCATATGGAAAAAACAGGTACAAAACGTCTTGACTATTTGATTCGTAAAATCAAAGAATCAGGCTTACTTGAAAAACTAGAAGCTGTTTATATCAATAATATTGGTATTCCAATAAATAACAATTATGGAGCAAATATTCACATCAATCATGAATCGGAAGATCCATTCTTGTTTGAAATTCCTACTTTGAACAAAGTCATAACTTTTTCTCAATCAAATCCGAATTGCAATATTTTATATTTACACACGAAAGGATTGAGACATGATGCAAAAAATAAAAAAGAAAATGATTGGATCGATATGATGCTTTACTTCACAGTTGAACAATATGAAATATGTTTACAAAAATTAGACGATGACATTGATGTAGTTGGTTGTGATTATTATGATAGTAATGGAAAAGAACGCAATCCAAAGCACTTTAGTGGTAATTTTTGGTGGGCGAATACTCACTACTTATCAACTTTGCCGCTTCTGAAGGAAGTGAATCAATTACACCCTGTACTCCCTGGAGCAAAATATGGTGGACGTCCATGTCATGCCGAATTTCTTGTTTGCAAAAACAATCCACGTGTGTATGAAATGCATAATTGTAAGATCAATCATTATATGATGGAATATCCGGGTTCAAAATATAGAATGAATGATTCAAAAAAAGAAATCATTAAAATCATAGACTGTTTCACATTTTACAATGAATTGGATTTACTGAAATATCGTCTCAATATTTTGAATGATTGTGTAGATTATTTCGTTTTGGTTGAAGCAACGCATACACACGTAGGTAAGGAAAAACCTTTATTTTATCAAAATAATAAACATTTATTTTCAGAATTTGACCACAAAATTATCCATGTTATTGTTGATGATTTCCCACATAAACATCCATATATCAACATTGAAAATAAGGAACAATGGACCAATGAAAAATTTCAACGTAAATGCATTTCAAGGGGACTTGGACAGTTAATGTTGAAACCATATGATGTGATCACAATAACTGATTTGGATGAAATACCGAACCCGAATGTATTGAATCAAATAAAAAAGAATGAGATTCTTGTTACCATCAACAAATTGGAAATGGATTTTTATTACTATAACTTAAATTCAAAAATGGATCATTGTTGGTATCACGCCAAAATATTGACATTTGAAAGATTAAACGAACTTGATATGAATTGTGAAAGGGTCCGTTTTCATAATCATTGCTCTGCCATTAAAAAAGCAGGATGGCATCTGAGCTATTTTGGAAACAAAGCATTTATCAAAAATAAACTTGAAAACTTTGGACATCAGGAATATAATAAAAATGAATTTATTGATGAAGTTAAAATAGAAGAACGTATAAAGAATAAAAAAGACTTGTTTAATAGACCCAATACCATATTAAAAATACCTATTGGAGACAATACTAATTTACCACCAGATTATTCAATATTTTTAGCCAAATATTATACAATTGAACAAATAGTCATAAATATAATAACACGAACAGGAAAAAGGCATATGCATTTTGCTCGGTTACAGGAGAGTATAAAAGTGCAAAAATATGATCACATAAAAGACATTAAAAGCATAGATACATCAAATTGTAATTTGTTGACACAATGTGATGATGTTATCCATGTAACACCACAGAAGGATTATTTGAATGAACTAGTTCGTCATGTTTCGGAAGGATGGGTTATATTTTTAAATAACGACAGTACATTGATAGACAATTCATTTATTGATCAGTTAGCGAAAGAATGCGCAAAAGCCAAACACAATGATGTTTTGATATATCAGACGTTTATAGGTCCAAAAAAACTCATTATACCTAAAAGAAATCTATTTGAGAAACAACAAATTCTCCGAGGTAATATACATATAAGTTCTTTTTGTGCTCATTTTTCATTGTTTGAGTCATTGAGTTTTGACGCAAGAAATAATTGTGATTTTCATTTTTTTGAAAAAATTAGAAAAGATTCAAGGTTCAACTTTAAATTTGTCTGTTTGCCGATCGGTATTTGGGCTAAACACAATAGCGTAGAAGAGATGAATTCGTCTAATGTTTCTGAAGAAAGTGTCACAAATGGTATGTATTTTTTTTCATTTGCTGAACCAAATATGGAAGAGAAGAATCAATTACTTGTCTTAGCAAAAGGCATTGAAAATGCAATAACAAACAAATGCAAGTTTGTTGTGATTGACTACTATTTCGCTAACGATAATCAATACACACCTATTTCAAATATATTGAATTTAAAAGTTATGAATATATACTTTCAGAACAAATACAATTTGATATTAGTTGATAAGTATAAATTTGATTTTGAACTAAATAAAGTGACGTACGGAAATTTAAATAGACAGAGAGATATAACTAATACGATTAAAGAGAAATATGTTTATAATAATAAATTATTTATACACAAGCATACCACGTTCGTTGAATCCACTGATATCGATAAAAATATTTGGATACAATACAAATTGAATGGTTCATTATTTACCGATAAGTATAACGCCAACCTAACGAAACACATTGATTACAGTAATGATAATTATAAATTTTTGGTATACGATTCTCTGTCAAACAATATGAAAACATTTGCCAATATATTGGAGCACGTGATATATAACGAAGGTTTGATTAAACCTAATATTTAACGCTTATATTGTCCAACATATACAAATGAATCCAACACATAGATAACAAATATACCTAAAAAGCAATACATGACTACTTCTTCATTCTTTTGATTTGTTTTAATCTCTTTTTGTTCCTCAAACATTTGAATGATGTGG